CTGTTTGAGGGATACACGAACGATTAAAAATAAACTTTCTTAAACGGTTATCTAATTTTGACACTGCCTCCTTAATAAAAGAAGTCTTCTTTAGTTTTCTCTCGATGTCAAAATCTTCTTTTAGGCTTCCGTCCGGTAATATTTCAAAGTAATTTATTTTTCCATTCTCTATATTCATTTCGTATTTTTTACCTTTGTATTCGAGTGTTCCTCTTCCCGATTCATTTGATTCAGTCATGTCGATTCTCATTGTGTTGGGCATATTCTCACTCTCCTTTTAACTTCTTGATTTCCTCTTCAAGTTCTTTTATCCGCTTTTCTAATTCAGTAATGTACTCAACTGCAAAATCAATTGCATCAGCGTGAGTTTTTAATGTTTTTTCAGGGTGCTTTTCTTTTTGATCTTCTAAAAATCGTTTAAGTTTACTCAGGGTTTTTGGAGAACCCTGAGCTATGTTGACTTTTCCTTTTTGCATGTTTATTCTTCCTCTGGGTCGTGCTCTTCCAAGCACTTAATCAGTTCTTCAAGTGTGAGAATCTTATTATCAAAATCATAATTATAAGTCTCAGTTAAGTATTTCTGAACTTCTGATACCCAATCCCCAGATGAAGCTAAATACCAACCATCCGAGTCATAAACGAGGAATTCACCTTTTTCTGATCTTCCCCATACTTCTATTCCATCCTGTTCAGACAGTATTTCAAAAGCAAATTCTTCGAGAACTTCAAGTTCATATTTGTCTATGATATCCCAGAAGTTATCAGAATCGGTTTCCTCATTAAGCTGTTTCACAAGTTCTTCTGTTATCTCAGGCATAATTTTTACCTCTTTTACCTTACTCTATAACATAATACACACTTATAGTATTTATAGTTTACTACATTTACTATACTTTTATAGTTCAACAACTTGAATAAGTGATTTGTATAAACAAATAAATATAATGTTACAAAGTAACACGAATCCACAAACAACAGCCAAAACTTAATATATCTGTACGACTTATATTTTAATGCGCAAATTTTTTACAGAACGGAGCAACCACTTGAAAAACGTTCACGAAGCTATTTTAGAACGCCTAGACTGGACTCAAAATAAAGACGGGTTCACGCATTACTATCCGGTTTCTGAGTTTGAAAAAGCGTTATCCACTTTTGAAAATATTCCCGTTATCTATGCGGCGAGACATCCGCCTTTAGGTGTGAGGGGGAAGAATCTCGATGAAGTTCTTAAAGAAGTCGGTGGCACGCTTGCAGGCTATACTCAGGACGTTAAAATCAATCAGGCAGGCTCTCCTAAGTTGAAGGCTCTGTTACACATTTCTAATGAAGATGTCGAAGCTAAAATTTTAGCTGGTAAAATCTCGATATCTCCTAGCTTTTCTCATAATAAAATTTTAAAAGGCTCACTGGAAAACATCACCGGTGACCATGTTTTACTATATGATAGTGATCTTGGCATCCCTCAGGGAGATGCTACCGCTATCATTTGCAATCAAGATTCCACAGATTTCTCACTAAATCATGGAATAGGCTATTTTGAAGGAGTCGAAAAAATGGCAGACGATCCAATAAAATCAGTAGACATGAACCTCTATAACGGCCTCTTGGATCTGAAAAAGAATCAGGAGACCATTATAGAAAAGGAAAGTACAATCCTGAAGTTAAATCAGGATCTCGAAAAGAAAGAAGAATCCATCCTGAAGTTAAACCAGGATCTTACAGCAGAAAAGGAAACTGTCCTAAAACTCAATCAGGCACTTGATGAAACGAAGAAACAGGTTTCCGCGCTTGAAAATAAAATAAAGGAAGAAGCCGAGAAGACATTCAAGAGTAACCAAGATACTTTTTGGAGTGATCTTCCCGCTGGTATTCAGGATCAGTTTAAGGAACGCAAAGAAGAACTGTACAGCATTGGAACAGCCCTGAAACTCAACCAGGATATTAACAAAGCTCTCCTGAAAATGCCGAAACCTGAATTCAGAGAAGCAGCCGGGGAACAGGCTCCTCCAGATTTGAAACAGAATCAGGACATAAAAGAAGCTGAGGAAGCCTGGACACTCACCGAGGAGCGGATTTAATGACGACCTACGCAGCAGCAGATTTCACGAAAGTAGGTGGCGTAACCCGCACCTGTTGGCTCGACGAAGGGGCAATTACCGTAGGCACTGGTTATGGTCTCGGTGGTGGCTCTGGTCCCATAAGAACATTCGCGGCTGAAATTACCCTCGGTATGGTTGTCGTTGTCTCTGTAGACACAGCGAATACATGGGCAAACACTGACGGAAACGTCCTTGTAACCAGAATCGCAAACGCTGATAATCTCGTCTGGGGAGTCGTGGTCTCCGAACCGTCAGAAGGCGACATGGAAAACAAACCTGCTGACACGGCAGCCGCTAACACTCTCGCTAAGAGGCTAGCCGGTAAATTCCTCAGAGCTGCTACAGTCTGGTTCCCGAATGTCACAGCCATGACAAAAGCAACTCTCGTGACTGCCAACGCTGGAAACGTGACCCCTGGAACTCTTGAAATCCTCGCTCTCGATGTATCTCAGTGTATCGCGGGTGCTGGCATTTTTGTCAATGACCTTGCATCATCCGGCTCTGGGAATATCTGTTCTATGCATTATCAGGCACAGGCGTCCGGTGTTACTGTCCCTATTATGCTCGCAATGCTCGGGGGAACCACACTAGCACAAACTTAATGGAGTTGATGAAAAATGGGTGATCTTGCAGCACATCTTACAGGGCCTAATGCTCAGTTCTTAAAGAAACCGTTCTTCGTTCAGAAAATGTTTGAACAGATGGACCCGTACCTCGCATTTTCCGGCATGGTCCCGGCAATGGGTATTCAGTCCAGAGCGGTAATTGTAACTAAAGAATCCACAAGTAACGCGAACGATACTAAAAAAGTCTGGCCGGCTCGCCTGACCGAATCTTCAGATTGGCCGAATGTTTCCATTACCCCGATTACTCAGGACAGCGCAATGCTACAAAAGTACGGTCTTGAGCTTCGTATCGGTGAAGACCTGCTTAAAATGCCAGAAGGAAAGATCCAGATTACACGGGCAATGCAGAGAACGGCCTTCTGGATGGCACAGTTTAGGAACTCTAAAATTGCATCAGATATGATAGCCGGCGGTACTGCTCTCGGGGATGATTGGGCCCCTACGGCGGTATGGTCAGATAAGGATAACCAGACACCTCTTCAGGATCTCATCACATTCAAGAGGTCGATGCGCACAGTAAACAAGCCGTTCGCATGTGATAACATCTATGCGAACTCTGAAAACTATGATGAACTGGAACTCTGGCTCATTGATGTTAACGCAGACCTCGCAAAACGTCAGCTTATCGGGCAGACTACAGTAGGTGAAAATTCAGTATTTATTCCTGCTCTAAAAGCTACAGTTCACAGAATCGACGAAGGAGTGGACGAAGGTAGGCTTCTCGGCCTGGATAGTATCAATCCATGTGGGACATACTATTACTTCAACGATCCAATGTATGGCACTAAGGAAGTCACATACAAGACCAGAGAAGGACCAAAAACCGTTAAAGGGCTCGGCCTCAACGTTCATCAGTTCTTTGATGACAATAAGATGGAAGTCGTTAACAAGCTCTGGTTTGACTTCAAGTTTGCTATTGAGGACGCAGACGGCGCAATTACCGATACGGGTGTTTGAGGTGGCTGTATGACATACACAGCCCCTTCCCCTAATTTTTTGAAAAATGGATTAGGTACAGACTCCTCGATACTTTCTGGCGAATTAGCACTAATTGACGCGGAACTAGATACTCTATCAGCAGCCGGTGTAGGCGGAGCACTCGCAAACACCAAAATAATAGTAGGTAACTCAGCCGGGACAGCAGCAGCAGTTACGATGTCAGGAGACGCCACAATCGCAAACACCGGAGCGGTAACCATTGCCGCTGAAGCCGTTACTCTCGCGAAAATGGCTGACCTCACGAGAGGCTCTATCATTTCCGGTCAGACTGCAGACAACCGCCCAACCGCGTTAGATGCTAAAACATCAGGTCGTATTCTTGTAGGCGATGGAACAGACCTCGCTTCTGTGGCAGTCTCCGGAGATGTCACTCTTGCAGCAAATGGAGCTGTAACAATTGGAGCCGGTAAAGTAACTGAAGCTAAAATGCTTGCAATTACCGCAGATGGACTCCATGCAAAAAGGATCGCCAGAGCGACGTATGATTTTGCCGTAGACGGTGGAGTAGTAGGGGACATCGGTCTCGGTGTTTCTCTCCCTGATAATGCAGTCGTTGTGAGATCCTGGTACACTGTCCTGACAAATTTCACGAGTGCAGATGACTCTGCGACAGTGGCTATTTCGATCCCTACTGATGACGCTGCCGGAATTGTTGCAGCATTAGCGATATCAGGAGAGGGCGATATCTGGGATGCAGGACATCATGAAGGCATTCAGGTTGGAACGGCTGCAACTTTCTCAGAACAGACAACGGCAGCGAGAGAACTGACTCTTACGATTGGCGTTCAGAATCTGACAGCCGGAAAACTGATTCTCTTCTGTGAGTATGTTGTCCTGGAGTGAGTAGATGCGCTTAGTTGTTCCGGGTGGCTTCTATTCCCACGATTCAGCCCTAAAGAAGATCTGGCTGGATTATTCTTATTACGGATTAGGAGTTGAAAACGTTGAGAGTGTCAGAAATCTCACCCGGAACTCTATAATTTATTCTGTTAAGAGATCAATTCCAGGTATTACTTTTTCAAATGGATGTATTACTTATTCTAGGGATTGTTATTCAGAGGATTTGGATAAATTACAGATTGTTTTGAGAACTCCGGTTCCTGATTCTCTGGAACTCTTAGAAGCAACCGAAGGGGTTATCACTCTTGAAACAGATGGCGAAGTTCTCGTTCTTCCGACTGAAAACGCGGCTGTTCTCCCTTCTTATAATGAATATGTCGCCAATACAAACAGGTTAACAATTGCGGAAAGTCCTTTCGGTGGTTTAAAAGGGTCTGGTAGTCCTGATTATGCAGTGGGAACAGTTTCCACGAACTCAGATAATATATATATCCGCGATATCGCAGGAAACAACGAATCGAAAGTATTACCTGCCGGGAAATTAAAAGAGTTGGGATACCTTACGGTAGACACTTCTTTACACACTGTAACTGAAGAATTCTCGGTTGTTAATACATCAGAAGTTGAATCAGTAGCAGTGATTAATATTAGATGTCCTAATTATATCAGACAAAAGACTCTAAGTTTATTTATCAGCTCCGCGTATGTGGCGCAGACTGTTGTTTTTACGGATGTTGTGCAGACAACCGGCACACAAAACTCATTTTCTTTTTCAAGAACGTTAGCCGCTGGATCATCAGAACGTTGGAAATGTGTAATATTATATGATGATTTTAACCTTACCGTAGTTCCTGATCTGTCTGGAAATGGAAACAACGGAACTATAGTAGGAGGAGTGACGAAATTAACCGAAGGCGGGTTAACGTTTGATGGGAGCAGCGGAACCGTATCTGTCCAAAACAGCGGAGGAATTAGTATCGGGTTAACTGATTTCATGCTGTCGATGCAAATAAAAACAGTTAATACGATAAGCCAAAGACTTTGTATGAAAATTGTCACCAGCCCTAGTTTAACGGGACTCAATTTTATGGTCACCGGGGCTGGCTATCTCAGTGCGTATCTCGCACAGGGGGGCACTGTACGTACCACCACAGCATCGTCCCGTCGTGTAAATGATGGCACTGTCCATGACATTGAATTGTTTGTTGACAGGTCGTTGAATAAGCTTCGTTTTTTCGTTGACGGTGAAGAAACCACTTATGCTGCACAGGCTAGCATCTCTGACATTAATCCAACTAACACGGGGAACGTAATAATAGGGAGAACACAGAACGGAACTGAATATTTCAGTGGTACACTATACTCAGTGAATTACGACGGCAAAATTGTATTTTTACCAACCGTATCAAACATGGGCAGCACAACTCATCAATTCGAAGACTCTACAAACACATCCTATGGATTACAAAACCTCACACTCCCTTGGATTGCTCTCTATGATCCCGCAACATCTCTAATTGATTTTTATCTGCATACAAATAGACCGCAGGCACTTTCTTTCAAAAGAGATGAAACCGGAACTATTCACGAACTTTCCCTGTATCCCGGGTCAGGTTCCATTTATCACGGGCAGATTACTTTCGCAGATTTATCACTCGATTCCGATTCTGATTTGATACCGAACTGCTTAGAAGCATCCGTCAACGGTTCAATTACACAATTTTTGAGAAATTATGGTATGGTGATCTAATGGCAACCCCTGATCTAATCCTAAAAGAAAAACCCACTGTCATTGATGGAGAAATGAAACTCAGAGTCCCGTTTGAAGATCCAGCGAACCCACTCACAGACGAAACCGGAGCACCTAAAGATTCCACGGTAGCAGGTGTCTATCAACTGCCTGAATTTATTGAGTACATTGACATTCCACCTGATACAACTCTCGATTCAAAATGGCTCAGTGATGCGGTCAGTCTCGCTTATACTCAAGCATTGCCAAGAGCAGAAAGAAGGGCAGCCGCAGGGGATGTCAAAAACATCTTGATTCCCGTAATTGATGATTATTCAGCCGGTGGATTAGAAGCAAAAACGGTTGAATTGAAGGTGGCTGAGAAATGATTCGGAAATTAGTTTTATTGTTTTTGGTTTTGGTGCTGAGTGCTGGATGTGCACATGCTACCCTCGTGGTATCAGATAATTTCTCAGACGGGAATTATGATGGGTGGTCTGTTGAAAAGGGGGCAATGTCTGCTGAAAATGGGTATCTGCAAGCCACAGGATATTCGACAGACGGCGAGGGATTAGCTAGGATCTCTGTTCCATCGACCGTGACGCATGGAACATGGAAGTTCAAATACTGCTTCCCGAATGGGATATATGAGTTCTCTAGGGAATCTAGTAATTATAAGATCGGTATGAAAGCCGACTACCTTAGAGATTCTGGTGATAATGTGTTGAGGTTCAACAACCCAATTGACGGCCATTGGTGGCTAGATTACCTTAAACCAGATAGCTCCAGAATACCACATGCTGGATATGTCATACAGATGGTGGGCAGTTCTGTTTACACCGCCACCCCATCGATTGATATCACATCTTCCGGCTGGCATGAGGTTACTTTTGTACTCGATGAAAATAATTATTCTAGGATGTATTATGATGGACAGTTCGTGAGATGGACACAAGATAAAATCGTGGATATCGGTTCATCTCAAAATTTCACACTTTCAATATATGATACATCAGATGTAGATGGTTTTTCAGAATATAAAGGACAGTACCCCATTTATCTAGATGATGTAGAAATCTATGAAAATGAGTATTTGTATCCTGAAAACACAGTGAGTTATAACGAATCACTGGATGCAATCGTCATAAACGATGTTAATACTTCACTATGTGAAATTAATACCGGTGTAAATGATCAAGCTAAATTTTCTTACAATGCCGGAACTAACACAGCAACCGCACATAAGGATATCATACTGGACGAAGGGGCAAGTCTCCGAATTATAAACGGGACTCTCTTAATGAACTCTACAAGTGAAGGTGAAAGGAAATTTATCTATTACACAGATGCAGGCATTTGCTTAGATAACTCTCGGATAGACACGACTAACAATTACGCTTTTACATGGCAAAGAGGATCTGGGAAAAACCTTGTGTATAAAAATCAGTTCTCTGTAGTAAATTCTACAATAAATAATTGCACTGGGCTATACTTAGACAGGCCAACACAGTTTAATATAACTGATTCAAGGTTAACGAATTTCAATGGAACAACAGAAATTAAATTTTATTGGCCTCCTCGTGATCTCGCTCTTAAAAATTCAGTGTTCACTGGAAAAACTACCTCTGATATGATCCGGTTTACCGGAGGGGACCAGTTTAGAAATATAGATCCGATACATAGAGGCATTGACATCACAGATTGTGATTTCTCTGGAATTATATTAAGCGGGATTAGTGGAGTACACCCGGCATACATGAATATCTTAGATCCACCGTGTACACTCAATCTGATAAATACAACAACAGTTAACATGGCACTTGAAACTGCGAGAGTCCAAACACATCCATCTATCACTTTAAAATATCTAAACGGATCAATTGTAGAAGGAGCAACAGTAATAGTAACAAACGAGCAGGATAACACAAAATACCAGCTTGTTACATCTGCAACATTAGACCGTTATGTACAGTTATCCGGGCAGGTCAATGAAACCGGAGTTCAATATTTTGGCACATCTCAGCTCACTAATTATATTCTTACAAATAAATATACATCCTATATATCCTCGATGCTCACGAACTCAACTGGAGAAATCGAAAGCCCGTCATATCTTGTCACAATCAGAAATGAAACACAACCACTAACCTATACAGTATTTGCAGAAAAGGATGGCATAACTACTACAAAAACAAGTATCAATCTTTCATCTCCATATACAGTAACGCTTGCCGATAATTGTATCTTTGATGGATATACCAGATTCACGGGAACCAATGTTACAGGCAGTACGGTAATTCCCTTCAACGCGCTTAATGCAGCGTCTGTAAATGTTACAATCGCAAATTATTATGATGATTTTAACATTGTCAACGGCGTAACTTTTTCCCATGTTGACAAGTATTCGATAAGCGATTTCTCAGCAGATACAGAAGCTCAGTTATCGGTTTCGTATAATGATGCAATGCAAGCTGATTTTGATGATATCCGTTTTGTGGATGGAAATTACGAAGTTTTATCATACTGGATAGAATCAAAAACAGATTCAACGAATGCGACGGCATGGATCAAAACTAAAAATTCATCCGATGTGTATTGTGTATATGGCAATGCAGACGCAGTTTCTGAATCCGATCCTGAATTAGTATTCCTGTTTTATGATGGGTTCGATGAATTGAATACATCCGTGTGGACTGTCACAAACCCAGACCAATTTTCAGTAACAGACGGAAAACTGACATGTACGGGCTCAGATTCAACAATCCCGTACATAACATCAATTGCTACATATGATCATCCAGGGCTAGCCATCGAACAGAGTATAGATGTATCCAGTGTAGGAGTGACGACTCAGAAGGGGTATACAATGTTCCTAAAAAGCACCGTGCTTGATGGAGTTGCCTGGTATCCAGGTAATTACAGGTATGTGTACGGTGCAGGAAATTTGCTGACCGCTGATAATTCCCCGACCGGCAGAGGGTTACCAACTGGTAATTCGAGAGTCTCACTGAAAAAATGGGAAAATAACATCACAATGACGACAGGTGTATGGGAGGAATCGTGGGCTGGAACCACAAACAACGCGGCAAAATCAATTTCTCTGTTTGAATCACGCGCAGACAATGTAGTAACTCTCGATTGGGTAGCACTTCGAAAATTTGCAGGAGTTGAACAGACCGTAACTCTCGTGGATGATGACATCGGATTAGAGAATGTACCAGGTCCACAGTTCACGTTATCCGTGACTGGTGATGCCGACACAGATACATATTCGAGCAGTCCTAAAACTGCTTCGGTTGTACCTACAGATTATATTTCATCTTTCGATATTTCCACTGGATCTACTGACTATGATTATACCGCAGATGTCTACTGGTCTGAATATATCCCGGATGGAAACGAAGCAAGCGAATTGCCTGGGAAAAAATTTTACATTGATTACATTCCAAGAGAAAATATTACAGATGGAAATATAACAGCAACGTTCGTGGCTACACTTCCAGAAGCCAGTATAGCATCCGGTACAATAGACACTGTTTCAAAAACGGCCACGAAATCCGGACAGGACGTAACAATCGAGACGGGAGAGCTTGATACCACATCGCATGAGATTGTATTGACAGTTCCTGCTTATGCGCCTATTGCAGCTTTCACGGCAAATGAAACCGATGGGACAGCACCGCTTGATGTCCAATTCACGGACGCATCCACTCAGTCACCAACGGCATGGGCTTGGAATTTTGGGGACGGAACTAATTCGACCGAACAAAACCCGGTACATACATATGAATCAGATGGAAATTATACTGTAAGTCTCACGGTTACAAATGCTTTGGGCAGTGATACAGAAACAAAGACAGGGTATATCAAACTGACAAACCCGTATGTAGCCCCAGCAATAACTCTGATAGCATTGGCAGCTGTTCTGTTTATGCGTGCTCGCAGGAGATGGTAAAATGTTAACAGGCGAATGTTTTGCAGGCGAGGACGCAGAAGTCCTTGCTGAAGCTATCCACGTAGATGAAAACGGTGATCCTACCGGAGAAGACGAAGACACAATCCAAGATCTTGCAGTCTGGGTAAAACAGTACAAACAGACTGAGACGCAGGCAACCGGAGCGACGGCAGTATGGAACAGTAACATGGGACAGTATCTAATTACTATCCCTGCTGCTTATGTTCCTGCGTCTGGGATTTTTGATATCTGCGTGAAAGGTTCTGACATCTTGGACATCCTGATTAGATTGCAGGTTAACACGGCTGACTCTGTTTTGTCATCCCTCTCCACATCAACAGAACTCGGAAATGTAGGCGCAAATGTTGTAGCAATCAAAGATGTTATTGATCTCCTCACGACAGATCCATTAGGTGCAATTAAAGCACAAGCTGCCGGAGCATTAACTGATTTTGATACGGCAACGCCGATCATGAAAACATCTGAACTTGCAACCATAACGGGAAGTGGAACAGCGACCCTTGCTTCTCTGGAAACTAATATCTCAGAAATTTCAATCACTGGAACGAGTGCAGTCAAGGTAATCCACCCGGATTATTATTCTTTTGATGCTTCCGAGAAGACAATCACTCTATCAAGTCCGTATAATACAGTAACAGTCGAACAGGTTCTCAGAATCAAAGATCTCACTACAAATTATATAATTTATGACTGTGAAGATTCCAAATATGATGATATCCCGGTTTCGATTGTGGGTGGGGTACTAACATATACAGCACCCGCAAGAGACGCTGCTGATACTGATCTATTACAGATTACAGTAAACATGGTGTGAACATGACACTTGCCGATATTATCGAGTTGTATTCAGAGTACAAAGTCGGTGCATTAGAAACCGATGATATCACAGATGCACAGTTAGCCACTCTAAAAACAAACGCGGAGGCACGCCTTGATAGAATCATAGGATCTAGGACATTCTCAACAGGAGAATATGAAGAATTGACCGCATTTATTGTGTGTGACATTCTTGAAAACAGGCATGGGAGGGGCACGATTATCTCTGAATCAGTGAAAGATTCTTCTTGGAAAGCTCAGGTTCGGACTTCCTCGGCATGGCTTGATAGAGTTTACGCGGTTCTCGCAGAATATGACTCGGAGCATGCTGAGATTGCAGATCTTTCAGCCGTCGCTGATATAGATGGAGTCCGGAGAACTGATTCTTATGTTCCTGAGATCATGCATGGATATTCTGACGAGTATGAGGGGGTTTAATGAAATTCCCTGACACAGTGACCGTTGAGCCATTTGCATCTAAAAATGCTTCTCACGAAGTTTCTTACGGGACTTCTCGCTCGCAGAAGTGCAACTATACAGAACTTAAGGAAGTTGCCGCCGAAGGTGATAATACAATAGTTTCCGCTTGGCTTGCATTGCCTCCTGGGACTTCCATTTCCTCAGAGGATCGAATAACACTAGCTGACGGGACGAAGCCGGCTATATCCTCGATACAGAGAATTGATAGACCGTCGCGAAAAAAAGAAGAGTATGTCAGGGTTATTCTTGGAAAACCAGAAGCGAGGGCTGACTTATGACGGCTGCAACCTGTATTGCTAATCTTGTCATGACTGCAAACCGAATTGATAAAGACGCAAGAGCAGCAGCGAAGGAAACAGCAGACGAAGTTATGACAGAATCAAAAGAGAAACACTGTCCAGTAGATACCGGAGAACTCAAGACATCAGGAAAAGTTGAAGTCGTTAAGAATACTCTCACAGAATTTCACGCGAGACTATCATACTCTACACCTTATGCCATCTATGTTCATGAGATTCCATATCACCATACCCACGGCTCATGGAAATATCTTTCAATTCCATTTAACAGGGCTTCATCAACTTTCTTACAGAGAATAGCCTCGCGGGTGAGCCTGTGACAATTGAAACTTATCTCTCGGATCTTGGCACATACCTCCAAACAGCCGGAATAGGAACGGTAAATACTGATATCCACTTCCACGGTTTAGCCTCCAATGCTACGAATGACATTACTCTAACACAGTTTCCCGGATTTGAATATAACAAAATTGTATCAGGCGAGGTAAACCCATACTCTCCAAATCTGAGCATCATAGTGAGGAACACAAGCAGCGCGGCAGCACTATCAAAAGCTACTGCAATTTATAAACTTTTGAGGGATGTTTCTAATAGAACCATCGGCTCTACTCATTTCCTGATGATCCAAGCGCAAGGATCGCCAGGTTTTGTCTCAAAAACTCAGAATTATTTTATCTTTTCAATTAATTTCTCATTGTTAATCCAGTAAAAATAGAACGGAGCAAAAAACATGACATACGTGAACAGTTCGGCAACAGTAGCCAGAGGCGTTACTGTAAAAATCAACGGCGTTGCAATCGCTGAAATCCTTGATGAAGGTATCCCGAAACCTCAGACCACCACAGAAGACATCGAAGTTACAAATCAGGACTCAGGCGACTGGAAAGAATATAAAGCGGGCAGAAAAGACGGCGGAGAGACTGAAATAAAAGGTCATGCCGTCCCATCGGATCAGGGACAAATAGATCTGGCAGCAGCAGCTGCCGCAGGCTCGACGTGTCTTTTTAGAACGGATTTTCCATCCGGGGCTTATTCCTCATTCTACGGAACTGTAAAAACTTTTGATACCTACGCGGAAGGGCAGATACTTGTATTTTCTTCAAAAGTGAAAATCTCAGGGGCTCCAACTTTCTCAACTTCGTTGAGTGCACTGACAACTCCTTTCTTCTCGGCTGCAAATTCCACGTCTGTATTTCCGACAGCCGCAGGCACAGAAGGTACTTATGTTATCAATTTTGCTAATGGTACATCAAGCACTAAGGTAACTCCAACCGCTACAGCCGGAGTTATCCAGGTTGATGGTGTTACGGTTGCGAGTGGTGCTGAATCCGCATCTATAGCTCTTACAGCAGGTGCAATAGTTGAAAGTACTGTTACCGTCCAGGAAACCGGGAAAGCTCCGGGTGTCTATAAGCTACTCCTCTGTAGAGCAGCATGAGGTGTTGAAAAATGCCTCTCAAATCAATTCCTTTTTTTGGAGATTACTCTCTCAGGTACGGATGGTCAGGAATAGAAGCAATCATGGAAGTTTTAGGAAACCCGTCCTTCACGGAATTTGACAAGATTGTAACTCGCCCAACTCTAAAAACCGTACGCCTTGTCATATGGGCAGGATTAATCCATGACAAGCCACTTTTGAAAAAAGAAGATGTTCCTAAGATCCTTGATGAGTACCTTAGTGAGAATACGTTCCAAAGTTTAGTAGGTGTTATGACGAGGGCGTTAGAAGAAGCTAACATCATAACTCAGAATCTCGAAAAACCAAAAGGAGAAGAAGGGGCCCCTTTACTTTCGGGGAACTGATAACCAACACTCAAAAGACGTTATACAAGTTATGCGGGATTAACCCTCTTGATTTTTGGGATTTCACTCCCGCAGAAACTAACATTATGATTGAAGCAGCATTCGAAACCCGGAAGGAAGAAACGGATCTAAAACTAGCTCTCAACGCTCGGCTTTGTGCTATAATCTACAACGCGAACGGTGTTCAGAAACAGAATAAGAAACCGTTTGAAATGAAAGACTTTCTTCCGGAAGATAAGAAACATGTTCCTCACTCAGTTGAAGACATTGAGCTAATGATAAGAAATGCTACCATTGCAGCAGGTGGAAAAGTAACATGATATACGTTTCTACCTGTTTTTTGTTTTCATAGGGTAGCCTAAATGAATTAAAAACGGTGATCTAAATGTCTAATGGGTTTCTAGGCAATATTTCCGCAGATCTGATTTTAAATAATAAAATGGGTTCTACTATAGCCTCTGCTTCTGCCTCGATGAAGAGCATGGAAACCCAGATGAAAAAGGTTGGTACGTCCCTTGCTACTTCGCTTGATGGACCAATGGCAAAATTAAAAGCCATGCCAGCGGAAACTAAATATCTCGGTGCTGCCCTATCTCTCGGCGTTACCGCTCCTCTTCTTGCGTTTGGTACAACTGCAACAAAAACGTTTGCTTCTTTTGATGATGCCATGAGACAGGTGCAGGCTGTTACAGGTGCAACCGGTCCACAGTTTCAGGCTCTTACCGCGTTAGCTCGTGAAATGGGCGAAACGACTTCTTTTAAGGCGAGCGAAGCAGCAGAGGCCATGAATTACTTAGGAATGGCTGGATTCAAAACAGAAGATATAATTAGTGCTCTCCCTGCTACGCTAGCGCTCGCTCGCGCAGGCGTTCTTGATCTCGGTTCGGCTGCCGATATCATGAGTAATGTAATGACAATCTTTGGCATGAGAACTGACGAAGCCGGACACGCTGCCGATGTTCTCGCGAAGGTTGCTCATTCCACTAATACAGATGTCTCTCAGTTAGGCGAGGCTATGACTTATGCGGGCCCTGTTGCTCATACATTCGGTTTGTCTATGGAAATGACGGCCGCGGCAATGGGTTTGCTCGGTAATGCAGGTATTCAGGCGAGTATGGCAGGTACTACCCTCAGAGGCATCTTGCAGGAGCTTGTGGCGCCCACAAAAGCAAGCATGGATGTATTCACAAAATATGGTCTTACACTCGAAGACCTCAACCCAAAAGTACACAGTCTCGATGTCATTTTCAAAACACTGAAAGAATCTGGTATGTCAGATGCCGAAATGTTTACAGTTTTCGGACAAAGAGCCGGGCCGGGATTACAGGCTCTCTTATCCCAGGGAATTGATACTCTCGGGAATTATTCAGTTGAACTTCAAAACGTTGACGGCTACGCTGAACAAGCTGCAAAAACGATGGATGAAGGTTTCGGCGGGGCCCTTAGAATGATGCAATCTGCTCTCGAATCGTTCTCAATTTCCATAGGGAGCAGACTTTCAGTAATGCTTGAACCTCTCGTTAAGTGGGTCACAAAAGCCGCTCAGGTATTCGCAGATCTCAACCCGCATATTCAGGATGCCATTATAATAATAGGTTTATTACTCGCTGCTATCGGACCGGTTATACTCGGTCTCGCGGTTCTCCCTACAATCGTTGCAGGTGT